GAGGATTGTATATCTGCTTGTCGTTTACATTCTATTAACATGACTGGGGTTGCTATCCTTGGAACTAGTCTTAAACAAAGTTACATTCCCACGATGAGAAAGTTTAAAAAATTATATGTGTGCCTTGATAAGGATGCAACAAGCAAGGCTTTTGACATTGCCAATGAACTCATGTATTATGTAGATACAGAAGTTAAGATACTAGATGATGATATTAAGTATCTAAATCAAGAAGAACTGAAGGAGCTTTTTCAATGACAGATTTTACTAAGTATGAATTTTATAAGAAGTCTTATGCTTTATTTGAAACAAAGTTGTTTGGCATTTCAACCATTGTAAATACAGAGGTAGCATGGATGGATGACATATGGCCAGAGAGACGATACCAATTACATCATGAGTTTAGAAATAAAAAGTTAGAAGACTTAGAACTAGAGCATGGCTATGACTCAAAAGAATATAATAAATGTTATACACCTAAAGAAAATAACGGCATTACAACTTTACAAAAACTAAAAGAATATACTCTTCCTTTTTCTGGCACAGGCTTTAGGTCTATGTTTCTAGACTACTCATTGTTAGAAGACCCTAGGAAATGGGACACATCAGTATGGTGGAAGAGTATTAGAAGTGCATCTCTATGGCAACTGTTTGGGGATACCTTTGAAGATAAATCTAAGCATTATGAAAAGATTGGACTAATACCTTTTATCCCAGTGGGAATAACTATCAATAAGAATGTGGAAGCTAATTAATTGTGGCACATATTTCTGGTATATTAGGACTGATAGGAAGTATCATCATTGCTATAAGCCATACGGAAATAAATCAATTAAGATTAGGATTGGTCGAGCAAGTCCAACAGTGCTACAAAGATTTGATATTAATTATTTGCACACTTGGTTACGTTCTAGTGATGACGGAAAAACTACATTGGAATGTTACTTACCTAGAATGACAATGAAGAATAGGAAAAAAGAAATAGAAAGACTGCAAGAAAACACACTAACAAAAAAAGTAAGAGCAATAATAGAGACCATAAAGAAGACGAGGAGATATGAAAAAGATAGTAAGAGTTAGAAAACTAAACGACATTGATGAGTTTGATTGGGAGATAACATTTGAAGACAACACAATTATTAATCACAAGCATGAGCATTTTTTTAGTTTAATAGAGAAGGGTCTCAGTGATACTTCTAAACCAGAACACAAGATAGAGGATAATCCAGAGCATCCTCACTTCTTTGTTAAAGACCCAGAGGTAGAGGCCCTGGATATAAAGAACCCACGCAATAAAGAATTGATAAAGCAATTCAGAGAGGATGCAAGAACAATGCGAGTAAGTGAATTTAATGACAAGTACCCATCAAAAAAAGTTAGATAACTATATTAAATTGATACAGTTGGCAGACACTTTTCAAGACAGCAATATGAAACTTAAAATACTAAACAATATAGAGGCGGATGTTAGAGCGAAAACTATTAAAACTTCTGATGAGCAAAGAGTTTTATCAGAGGACAAAAAACAAAATAAATAAAAATACTTTTACTAATGGTTCTTTTGAACTGTATAAAACATTAGCAAAAGCATATGAAGAATATCCAGAGATAGAATCTGTAGATACAGATACGTTACGCACATTACATTTTGATAAATACAATCCCATGATTACTACTGCCAACAAAAGAAACATGGAAGACTTGATAGGAATAATTAGTAGNCAAGATATTCCCAGTGGGAGTGCAATTGAGGACACATTAAATAGAATTTATATNAGAGAAAAAGCCAAGGATTTAGCCAANTTAGCNACAGATGTGTTCAATGGNAAGACACATAATTTACACAGTATTCGCACATACTTAAATGATATAGAGAACATAAAAGAAAAAGAAATACAGCCAGTGTCTACTCAGATAGAAGACATCATGCAAGGNGTTGATACATCTAATCANTATCATTTTAATATTAGAGAACTACAAGATAGAATAGGTGGCATAGGTAAAGGTAACTTTGGAATAATATTTGCAAGACCAGAGACAGGGAAGACAGCTTTCTGGGTTTCATTAGTTGCAAATGAGAACGGATTTGCCCATCAAGATATAAATGTACACGCATTTGTTAATGAAGAGCCTGCAATTCGTACACAGATGAGACTAATTACTGCGTGTTGCGGTATGTCAAGGGAGCAAATTGCCTCAGATATTGAGTTAGCTAAAGAAAAATGGTCTCAGATTAGTACCAATATTAAGCTATATGATACTGTTGATTGGGATATGTCAGACTACGATGCCCACTGCGAACAATACAATCCAGACTTACTTATCATTGACCAGTTAGATAAAGTAAATGTTGGGGGTATGTATAACAGACAAGATGAAAAGCTAAGAGAGATTTATAAACAAGCTAGAGAATTATGTAAGCGTAGAAATTGTTGTGTGATAGGTGTATCCCAGGCAAGTGCTGATGCTCATGATAGAGAAAGGATAGGGTTTGATATGATGGAGAACTCAAAGACAGGTAAAGCCGCAGAGGCTGACTTGATTATAGGTATAGGTAAGAAGGATGATTTAGAACAAACATCTATTGAAAGACATTTATCTATTAGTAAAAACAAAATGTCTGGTTGGCATGGTGTAGTAACTACACAGCTACAGGCAGAACTATCTAGGTTTGTAGACTAATGACAGTAGAGTTTTGGCAATGGTGGTTATTAATTATGGTAACAACAAACACAGTAGTAAATTTAATTGTATTCTTCGTAGGAAGAAAATTTAGAAAGCCAAAAAAATGAGAGTGATATTATTTTTATTTATTATTTTATTTTGTAGCAACTGTGCTTTGATAGTAGCAAAAGAAACAGTGAAAGCTGTAGACACAATACTAGATGAAGGGCCTAACCCAGAAAAGAAAAAGAAAATATTAGAAAAGAAAAAAAAGAAACAGGATAAGGCAAGAGAGTTTTATTGTAGTAAAGTTAATGATGAGGAGAAATGCGGATGATAACAACAGTAGATATAGAGACAACTTACGATACTAACTTTAATCCTTCTCCTTTTGTTCCAGAAAATAAACTAATCTCAGTGGGAATAAACGATAAGTATTATTTTTTTTATCATACAGAATTTAATGGAGACACTTCTAAAAATTTTAAAGAGGTGCAAGACTTACTAGACAATACTACTTTACTTGTTGGACATAATATAAAATTTGATTTGATGTGGATGTTAGAAGCAGGATTTAAATACAGTGGTGCTGTTTATGACACAATGATTACTGAGTATGTTTTACTACGAGGTACAAAACAATCATTAAAATTATCAGAGTGTTGTAAGCGAAGACACTTAGGAAAGAAACTTGGAGATACGATTGATAAATACATTGAAGGTGGCAAAGATTACAGTTACATTCCTATAGATATTTTAGAAGAGTATGGAAGAAAAGATGTAGAGATAACAAGAGAGTTATACGATTCTCAACAACACAACTTACGAGAGGCAACACACCTACAAAAAAGTATTACCATGATGAATCAATTTCTTTTGGTCTTAATAGAAATGGAACGCAATGGTATTTATATTGAAACTGATTTACTTGATAAGGTAGAGAAAGAATTTACTGCAGAGTATCATCAAGTACACAACAAAATAAAAACTATAATTCAACGAGTTATGGGAGACACTCCAATTAATTTATCAAGTCCAGAACAATTATCATGGATGGTCTATAGTAAAAAAGTTGTAGATAAAAAAGTTTGGACTGAAACATTTAACATTGGCATTGATAAAAACACAGGAAGGCAAAAGAAAAGAACAAGACACTCTGATAGAGACTTCCAAGGTATTGTAAATAAATGGACAGAGCCAGTGTATAAAACTTCTGCAATGCAGTGTGAGACTTGCCAAGGTGTAGGCTACATACAAAAATTTAAAGTTGATGGTAACCCTTACAAAAATATGTCTAAGTGTTCTCCTTGTAACGGAGAAGGTGTAAAGTACATAGAGAGAGAACAGATAGCAGGATTTCAAATACCAACTAAGTTTGCTAATGATGTTTCTGATGGTGGATTTAAAACAGATAAAGAAACTTTAAAAAAGATTGCATCGTATAACTCTGGTTTAATTAGAGAGTTTGTTGAATTAGTTACAAGGTATGGTGCATTAGAAGTATGGCTAAGTACATTTGTTAGAGGAATAAAAGATGCACTGCTTGGTAATTTTTTACACCCTGCTTTTATGCAATGTATTACAGCTACTGGAAGATTGTCTAGTAGAAATCCTAACTTTCAAAATCAACCAAGAGCAAAAACATTTCCTATACGACAAGTAATTAGGTCTAGGTTTGATGGTGGTAAGATTATGGAAATAGATTATGCACAATTAGAATTTAGAGCCGCAGTATTTTTAGCTCAAGACAGGCAAGGTATAGAGGATATTGTTAATGGTGTAGATGTTCATCAATACACTGCAAATATTATTGGTTGCTCTAGGCAAGAAGCAAAGCCACATACATTTAAACCTTTGTATGGTGGTAAGTCTGGAACAGAGAATGAAAGAAAATACTACAAAGCATTTTTAAATAAGTACAAAGACATATCTAAATGGCATACTGAATTAGAGAACAAAGCAATAAAAACAAAGATGGTTACTCTTCCCACTGGGAGACAATATTGTTTTCCATACATAAGAAGAATGTCTTGGGGNGCATCTAACTATCCAACACAAGTAAAGAATTATCCAGTGCAAGGATTTGCAACAGCAGATGTTGTACCTCTTGCNTGTATTAACATACACAAACTGATGAAAGAACATGGGTGTAAAAGCCTATTAATAAACACTGTTCACGACTCGATAGTAGTCGATGTGTACCCGACTGAAGTAGAAGTTCTAAGTAAAATACTAAAACAAGGATGTCTTGATGTTAAGCAGGAACTAAAGTCTAGATACGATATAGATTTTAATGTGCCTCTTGATGTAGACGTAAAGATGGGAATAGATTGGCTTAACTTAGAAGAAATTGATTGACAAGTTCTTTTAATAATCTAATCTTAAATTTTTAATGTTACCTTAAAGGAGGTATTTTATGAATGAATTATCAAACATAGACAACATGTCTAATGCTGATATTATGGCGGCCATTGGTCAGTCAAAAGGCACTAACCTTCCCCTTCTTCCAAAGCTATCTATTAATAGAGAAGCTACAGATGATGAGGGAAACCAACTCCCAGTGGGAGTATTTAGAACTTACGATACTGTAAGTGAACAAAGCGTGTTTGGAAAGCCAGTTAAGATAAGGCCTTTTATCAATGCGTTTCAATGGATGAAGTATGATGAAGAGGCTCAAGCATATTCTAATCGCTCTATAATCTTTACTGATTGGGATGCCCACCAGTATGATATACAAGGCACAGAAAAATGTGGTAGAGTTAACAGAAAAGAATGGGACAATCTTACACCAGATAAATTAGTAGAGCAAAAAAAGGTTAGAGCATATCGTCTAGTCTATGGTTTACTAACTATGAAAGGTAAGACAGCCTCTAAAGATGATGTAACTCTTGAGGATTATCCTGTTCTTTATCGTGTCTCTGGATTAAATTACAACCCTATTGGACTAGCCATTGAGAGTCTTGGTAGACAAAATAAGATTATGTTTAGACATAATATATCTTTAGATACTGAAAGAAAAAAGACAGGCTCTAATGTTTTCTATGTAGCTAAGACATCTATTGAAAATGCACAGATTGATTTTTCTGCAAAAGATAATCAGACTATGGATATATTCAAAGCTGTTATGGAAAAAGAAAATGCTAGTGTAATGGATAGTTACAACGAGGCTATNAAAAGTAAAACTAATACCCAAGATATTGCAGACGCAAAAATCTTAGAAAAGGTATCAGCATAACATGTCCAATGTAGTTGAAACACTACAGAACTTTTTGGCACAGGCTTGTAAAGAGCCTGTGTCTGTATCATCAGAGATTATTGATGAGTTTGGAGAGTTGTGTAAAGAAGCATTTAAAAAACAATTTACACAGGAGAGAGAAAAAAAATTTAGAATTAGAATGTCTAACATTGGTAGGCCTATATGCCAACTGCAAATGGAAAAAGAAAATAAGGGTGCTGACATTGAAGAGCAACCTTATAATTCTAAACTAAGAAATATGTTTGGAGACATAATAGAAGTAATAACATATGCTATGATGAAAGCATCTAATGTAAATATAGAAAGCTACCAAAAGAAAGTAAAGTATAAAATACATGACGAGTTAGAAATGTCTGGTAGCACTGATGTAGAAATAGATGGTAAAGTTTATGATATTAAATCAGCTAGTCCTTTTTCTTATGATAAAAAATTTGGAAAAGATGGCGGAGGCTTTACTAAAGTTGCAGAAGAAGATGTGTTTGGATACTTATCCCAGGGTTATCTATACGCAGAGTCTCTTGGTAAACCTTTTGGTGGATGGATTGTAATTAATAAATCGACAGGAGAGATACAGCTTACTGCTCCTCCCACTGATGATAGTAAATATAAAGACCAAGCAATAGGTTTAGCTAAACGTAATGCTGAACATATACTTAATGGTAAAGAGTTTAAGAGATGCTTTACTGATGAGGAGGAAACATTTAGACAAGTAAAAACTGGCAACAAAAAGCTTGGAACTATTTGCTCTTTCTGTGCTTACAAGAAACCTTGTTGGGGTGACAAGATAGAGTTCCTACCACAGCAACAATCAAAGGCCCGTAATCCGAGATGGTTTTGGTATACGGAAGTTAATCAACCTAGAGAGGATAACAATGTCGGATGATAAGGCCAATGGCAAAGATAAATATAATTTTGGGGAAGGTATAACTATAGTTATATCTCCTCAATCCCCTAGCACATTTGCTTGTGGGATAGATAAAGGTTACGAAGATGATACCGCAGAGAAGACTGCAGTAAAGACTATAGCATTAGGTCTTTGTGAATTAGCATTACATCAACCAGATATGGTGTTTGAAGTAGGGTTAAAAGTTAGGTCGCAGATGGAAGCAAACCTTTATGATGCTGACATAGATGAAAATAACAACATAGTGGACATAGAAGAATGGCTAAAAAAATTCAAAAAACCAACCCTAAACTAAATACTAATAACAAGTTTGACCTTGATTTAAAGTATGGACAGATGCGTGAGAAACAAGTTCACAATATGTTTTATAATAAAAAGATTGAAGTTAAAACAGAACGAGACTGGTGGGCAAAGACAGGTAACATAGCTATTGAAGTAGCCTGTAATGGTAAACCCAGTGGGATTAGCGTTACTAAATGTGACTACTGGATACATGTACTAGCCATTGGTAAAAAAGATTACTGTAAATTAGTATTTCCTATTGACAGAATAAAAAAATTAACTAAAAAATATAAGGATAAATCAAGAATGTTAGGAGATAGAAACGCATCTAAATGTATCCTAATACCACTAAAAGAATTATTTAATAAGGAGAATATAGCTTAATGAAAAGCGTAGATATTTTAAAGAAAGCAGTTAGTTATGTAGGAGATAGCAGAGAAAAAGAGTATGGTAATAAATTAAAGAACCATGATAACATTGCAAAGTTGTGGTCTGCCTACAAAGACACAGAGTTTACAGCTAGAGATGTAGCTGTAATGATGGCCTTACTTAAAGTTGCTCGAACAAAGCAAGGTAAAGTATCAGAGGATACCTTTATAGATGGGGCCGCATACATGGCAATAGCAGGAGATATACACGATGAACTTCATAATAAATAGAGAACAAGTTGAGAAACTTATAAACTATCTATTTACCAGACCTTATAAAGAAGTGTTTGGTTTAATAGAAATGTTATCTAAAAATCTAAAAACTTTGGATGATAAAATCAATCCAGATTTTGTTAAGAAAAATGACGACCCTTCCAAAAAAAAATAGTTCCACTCTAATTAACCTCGAGGTGAAGTTAAATAAAGATGGAACTATTAGTTTTGATTATGATTATGTTAGCCCAGATACTTTTGTGTCTGAGGTTAACAGGGTCAATCCAGACTTTCCTCACACCCACACCATTGCGGCTATGATTAGAAATACTGTAAGTGAATTAGATTATATTGGTGCGGAAATGCAAAAATTATTGAGAGCTGTCTAGATATTTTTTAGCTGTGCTGTGATAAGTGTAGCTCTCGTCTCTCATCCTATCCATCGCCATATTATAAGCACTATTAAATACTTTATCTCTTTCTGCCTTTGGTATGTTATTTTTAAATGTGCCCATTTCAGAAAGCAACATGTAGTCAAACCATTTCATTGCGTCTTCTTTATTAAATAAATTAAATTTAGTATTTAAATTTATTCCTAAACCTTTTCCTACATTAACATAGTTAGTTGAATTTTCCATGTATCCAGAATCTATTAATTTTTTTAATGTCATTTCTGGACTACCTGTTTTAAGAGCTTTAGTCATTACATCTACCATTGCCGCTCTTACACCAAACTCTGGTGTATCAAATACTTCCATTACACTATGAGTTTCTTTTTTAAAATTAGGCAATACTTTTTTATCTTCTTTTACTTCAGATAAACCATCCCAATTTATTCCTAATTGATGTATTGAAAGCCAGTTGTTTGTTCTGTATCCCAGTGGGAGTTGGTATCCCATTTGTTTACCTACCTCTCCTTTAGCATACAAATTAGAATATGATTTATCTTTTAAAACATTTATTGTATTTTCTGACTGATACCAATTAGCATTGTAATTAATAACGGGTTCTTCTTTTTTTAGTGGCTCTTTTTTTATTTTAACATCCTCAGTGGGAGTGCTTTGAATTACTTGCCCAGGAGGTGCTTTAATTACCTTTTTTTCTTTTTCATAGCCAAGTAAATTATTAATTCTTTCTTTCATGTAAGATATAAATCCATCTCTATCATTACTTAAATCTTCTACAACTATATCATTGTAATCTACTTTGTTCATACCATACTTAGATTCTTGATACTCTTGTTTAATTACATCCATAGCCTCTTTGTCATTTATGTATGGAGATACATAGCTTTCTTCAAAGCCTTTACCAAGAACTACTATCTGCCCTTCTATTTCTTTTGTTTGTAATCTTTCTGTTTGTTGATTTAACGCATCACTTGTTTCTGTCATTTGTTTTTTTCCCACTTTTTTTTAGCGTCTAATGCCCATTGTTTAAATGCCTCTTTAGTAATTTTTTTATTTACTACGACAGCACCATCTGGTATTTCATTATATAATTTTATTACTTTACCATTTTCTATTTCTACTATAGCTTCACCACAAAAAGCATCCTTTTTAAATTCTTTATCCCTTGCAAGTATTCTTTTTTCTTTTAAACAAGAAGATAAATTTTCCATAGGAATGTATTGTGTCATTCTATCTTCAGTGTCATTCATGTTTCCAAAAAGAAACATTACTATTATACTAATAACTTCCATTACTTGCCCTTATTTTATCTTTTAATTCTTCAACATCTCTTTGAAGTTTAGAAACTTGGTCTTTTAAGAAATCAATATTAACTCTATTGTTCATCATTGACTCCATCTCTTTTTGAATACCTTCTTGATTTTTTGCTAACCATTCTACCAACATTGTCTGCTCCATATCAATAGGTTTCTGGTCAGCCGCTTTAAGTAAGTCAGCCTCCATTAATTGCTTTGATGTTTCTAGCTCAGTAATTCTTTGAATTAATCCAAAGTAAGCCCATGTTCCAACAGCAACAAGTGTGATGAGGCTGACAACCGTTTTAAGTGGCATCTGCACATTTGTTTGTTCAGATACTTTCATTATTTTTTAACTAAGCTTCCACCAAAATATAACCCAATAATTGCTGACATTAGGTGGGTATCTAAAGGTGTAATGACTACACCAAAGAACTCTTTATCCATAGTTATTTCTTTTTGTTCTACTAAGAATAAAAACCCTCTAGAAAATTCTGTCCAAGTTAAATACACACTTGTATCAAAAAATACAGGTGCTAATTTAGGCCAAGCAATAATAAAAAATACAGCAGTTAAAGCTATAATTCTTCTAGTAAATTGAAAGCCTTTGTTCTCATATGTTCTAGCTTTATCAATGTGTTTCATTTGATTATCAGCCCTAGCTAATAACATTTTTTGCTCGTCTTGTTTTGCTTTGATACTCTGTGACCAAATGGACATAACTCCACCTAGCACACTAGAGCCTAGCATTGTAATCATTTCTACTGGTAACCCACCTAACATTTATTTCTCCTTATACTATGTAACTAAATATAATTACAATTAGAATAATGCCTATAGCACTAGCAAAAATTTTGCCTTTTTTACTTAGACCATTCCACATTTCTTTTATTTTATTCATATTTCCTCCTAGTTATCTCCTAACTTTTTGTTAATATTTTTAATCTCTGATTCTATAACTGCAAGTCTTACCTCCATTTTAGTAAACATAACCAAAGCTTCTTCTATTCTGTCGATGTCATTTTCCATTGCAGATATACGTTGTGAAGTCATGCCCCATGTAATACCTAGAGCTAAGACAACTCCAACAAACCAAACTGTATCTTTTAAATTCATATTGTTATCTCCTAGAAAAATAAGTTCTCATCACCTTTAAATATATTAAGAGGCGGTATAGAATCTTTTGTTTCAAATCCCATTGTTCTTTGTTTAATATAATCTCTGAGAACATCATACTCTGCTCCTTTTTTTATTAGGATTTCAGAAGAGTCATCAAATCTTTTTTTCATATGGGATTTTATAGATTTAATAAAATCATCGGGGGTTTTATCAAAATCATCTAATGCCATTATAAACATATGTTCTGGTATTTTACCAGTATGAAAATATTTATCTGCCGCACTTCTTGCTAAATAAGAATATGAGTATTGAGTATTTCTAGCTAATATATTATATTGAAATTGAAGTTTACCAAAGTATGCTTCTTCTACACTATATGAAGATAAGAACCTAGCAAACCAATCATCAAAATCCCTATCAATTATAGGTTTACCTTTTTTATTAAAGTAAGTTTTGTCTCCCTCTTTTTGAAAAGCTAATTCAAAAGCCGCATGAAAGGGGGTAGGCAATAGGACTTTATAAGCATCCCTTCTCTCTTCTGTGGTGTATTGAATAGTATCACTAACATTAGAAGCTAAGTCAGTAAATATAACTGGCAGTACATCAACAAATAAATCTTGAAGAATTATATCATACCCAGGAACACTTAAAATACTTTTAGGGTCAAAATTAGGTACGCCTAATGTAGACTGTAAATCTAAACCTGTTGCACTAGGAAGACCAAATAACATTTCAGAAGGTAACCCTAATTCATACAGTCGTTGACTTAATGTTCTTACATTATCTTTCATTACAGTATTATAAAATTGAATTGAACTATCTACACTTCTAATTCCTATAGTTTGAGTTACTCCTGCTACTAGTGTAGACGCAAGAAAAAACGCACCAAATCCTTTGTATTCTTTTCTTCTAACTGCGTTACTTAAATGTTCTCCAAATTGTGCGTACCAATTTTGTTGCCATGTTTTAAATAAACCTACAGGTTTAGCTAGTATACCAAGACCTCTCTCAGTAAATAAAGAAGGCCTATCAATTATATCGTATCTAACCATGTACATGTCCGTCATGTTTGATACGTTCCTGTACATTGCAGGATTTTCTGGAACGCCCATTTGTTTATATAAATTTCTAAACATTAATGCGGCTTGCATCCTAGAGTATTGTTCAATTCTACCTGTAGCATTTAACCCACTTAAATTGTACGCAATTTTTTTAGCTACCCCAACGTAATCCCCTTTCTCTAATGCGTTTTTAAATTCTGTTCTAACTTTACCTTTTCTAAATATAGCTTCACCAAAAAACTCATTCATAAACTTTTTATTTATAGTGCCATACTTCATCATAGCATCTACAAACTCCATAGTTTTAGGCGTAACAAACATCATATCTTTAAAAGAATCTGCCCATGCTCTATGAGGGCTAATAACACCTCCTGTCTTGTCTGCTAGTGTGTGCAGTTTAGCTACAATTATTTGCGAGGGTTGTATTCCCTGTGCCGCCATGAATCTGCCGTTCCAAAAAAATAAACTTCTAAAAGCTGTGTATGCATTTAGTCTACCAAAAAAATTATCTATATCTCTTAACATAATTCCCGTGTGCTTACTTGTAGGCTCAAAAATAAGTTTATTAATAAAGCTAGATATTCCACTTGCAGGAGTTAATCCTACCGCATCTTGATAAAGTTTATATGCTGTTGCTGTTTGATTTGGATAAGAATTAGATATAGAAAAAGTATCTTTTACAAGATGCCCATCTCTAGCCATGTACTTATTATACATTTTTGCATCGGTAATTGGCTCATAAAAAAATTTATTAAAAAAATTATCTAGCTCAAGCATGTGTGTTTTTTTAACTGAGCCCCTCACATAACTTTCTATTACAAATTTAAAATCTTTTAAACCTTTCTTGCCTGGAGCTGTCCCCGAAAACCCCCCAACAAAATTGCCCTCTCTTCTTTTTTTACCTAACGCTCCTACTTCTCCTACTAAGCCAGTTCTTTTTGTTTCAAATAAAATTTTTCTGACATTATCTGGTAAGTCTTTTAGAGCTTTATAGTTTACTTGAGAGTGTGCAAGTAAATTTACATCATCATCTACTCTGTAAAACTTAGAACCTTGTTTTGTATAATTATCATTTAGTCTATGATTAGCTGTAAGGCTAGGGTCTTCTTTTAATATTTTATTTACTACTTCATCAGCCTTCTTTTTTGTAGGTGCATAATCTATATACAATAGTTTATCACTTTTACCACCTTCTCCTACTCTAATTAAATATCTATCGTTCCATCTATGCGGAAAGAAGTTTGGCTGTTTATCAACTTCTATTTTTTCCTTACTAAATTTTACTCTAGATTTTATTAAGTTATCATACACATCATCAAGCCCGTTGCGTATTTGTAAAAACGCCGCCGCTTCTTCTGCATCTAATTTAAATTCATCTTTTAGTGCACTGTGTTTTATATTTCCATTTTGTTCAAATAGCTGAGGCTTTTTACCAGACAAGTACACTTCTTCTACTTTTATAAAAGCATCTTTAACTTTAATTTGTCTATTAGTTGATAGTTTTTCTAAATAGTAAAATATAGAGCCATGTCCCATCTTTACATCTACTAATTTAGTAGCAGGAACCATGTCTCCTTTTACTATTAATAGCTGTTCTGTCTTTTCTATTTTTGAAAATGGTTTTAGGCTATTTCCTAACTTAGTATCAAAATATGCCTTAGCTTCTTTTTCACTAAAAAATATTTTTTTTACAGGAGTTATTTTTCCTGCTTGTTCTGTTACAATTTTATATCCTTGTGTCCATTCTGGTTTTAAAAATACGCCATGTCTAGTAGGGTCATCTAATCGTAGCTCTGTATCCCTATCAATTTTAATTCTCATTAAATTAATTTTTTGATTTAATACATTAAGTATAGGAAACTTTTTAAATGCTAATTGTTTGGTTAAAATACCTCTACCAATAAAAGGGTCTGTGTCTTTAAACTTAGGTCTCATTATATCTTTTGACCCAGTAATCTCAAACATATCTCTTTTAATTACATTAAGAGGTCTACCATCTATTACCTCATCTCTAAATTTTTCAACAAGAGCTTTATCTTTTCTTAAAGTAAAACCTTCAGCATCAAACTGTTTTGTTATATTTATCTGTGCGTTTAATAATTCTTGTTGCTCTCCTTGTTTTACAAGCAACTCTTTATTGTCTTTATCTTTGTTTAATTTAGCTGTAGTTTCTTTTAAATCTTTTACTAATTTATTTTGTATGTCTACTTGCCTATTAAAATTTTTTTGAGATTCTGGTATCGTGTTGTTTATCATGTTGGTATACAACTTGACCTCTTTATTCATTACCTTTGGTTTAAAATTTTTAGGGTCTTTTACAATATCATCATACAATGCCCTTTGTCTACCAACTCCAAAGAAAGCTAGGCCACCAAATAAAGACGCACTAACAACTCTGTCCTCAAAACTAGGGCCACCTAATCCAAAGCCCACAGTTCCTAGAACTGACATTCTTTGTAGTCTTGGTAATGGTGCAGTGACATCCATAATTTTACCAAGTGTATACCCAAACGCCGCCGCTTTTGTTGCCGCTATTGGGCCTTCTTCTGATGCAAAGTATGCTTCTGTTATAGCAAATGATGGGGCCGCCTTACCTTTTGTAATTATAAGAGCAGGTATTTGTTTAGCAAACTCTATGGGTATTGTACCCACACCAAAGGCTAATTTTTCTGCTACCCCTCCCTCTGGTAATCCATACTCATTTAATATTTTAATTTTTTTTTCTCTTTCTTCATCTTTTAATCTATCATAAACTTTAAACATGTAGCCAGAAATTGTTCCGTCTATTTCTTTTTTTACTTGTTCTGCTTTATTAGCGTCTTCTGGTAACAATCCTGTTTTTGCAAACGTCTGGGTTTCATCAGATAAAAACCAAGATGCAGGAGTTGCAAATAGTTTATAGTACGCATCAGCTTCTGCAAATTTATACCCTCCTACTGTTAAGTTTCCTAATTTTTCTAGCCTTGCAAACCCATTTGTTTTTCCTGTTTGTAAATTATCTTCATCATTAGAATCAGTTGCAGTGAGAGTACCGCCTTCTAATTCTTGATTTCTAATATTAGATGTAATACTTTCTGGATAAACAAAAGTTTTATTTGGGTATACTGTTTCTTCTTCTTTTGTTTCTTCTACTAAAGATTTTTCTACATCCTTTTGGATGTCTGGATTGTCTAGTAAATTTATTTTGGGGTATGTGTATTCAACCATTACTATTGAGATAAAGCTAAGAAAATATCTGGTTGATAGTTTCCATCTGGACTAGCTGTTGATAGTGCACTTATAGCTGTTTTTCTATCTACTTTATTTATTAACATAAAATCATTTATATATTTTTCTCTAATAGCAAATTTTCTATCTGGTAAAAATGCAGTAATAGAATCTGGAGACACAAGAGTATCTATCCTTTGCTCTACTTGTGTTTTTAAATTAGCTTGATACAACTGAGTGTACTCTTGTATAACTCTAGCTACATCTCTTTCTGGATTTTCTCCTTTAGCCGCAATTAATTTATCTTGTACAAACATTGGATACTGGTCTTCTAATTGATTTAAAGTAGGTATAAAATTACCTCCACCAAATAATTTAGTAGCATCTTCAACTGATACTGCGGGTAAACCTATTCGATTCATTTCTTCTGCATCTAAAAAATTAACTTTTAAAAATTGTGCAGTTTTTATATTGTCATAAATTATTTCAGAACTTATTTGTGCACTAGTTCCCACTGGGAAGGCTTTAACTTTAGTAAAAGTTATTTGCCTTTCATCAGTTTGTGTTGGTGCTATGACCTGTCCAGACTTTATCTTTTGAATTTGTTCATTTATTTTCTTTTCTTGTAATGCTATTGCAAAAGTATTTTCTGGAATGTTATTTGCATTTTTTAAAGATGCTTTAGTTTCTTCAAGTTTTTCTAATAATTGCGATTGTGTGTCTGCAAGATAAGGGTTATCTGATGGAGTATATTCGCCTTGTAATACTTTATTTCTATATAGCCTAGCTTGAATATCTAAATTATTATTTGCTTGTAAATCTTTTGTATCAGAATACAAATCAAACACTCCATCTTGTGCCATAAAATCTGCTACTTCTGGAGAAAAATCTTGAGCTATTCTATTATATCTTTTTAAATTTGTAGTTATATTATTTACTTGTTCATTTGATTCTTTTAAAATATTTAAAGACTCATCGTACACAGCGCCTGCTCTAGCCTCATCTAATTTTCTATCATCTCTAAATTTTTGATTTATTCTAGTTAGTGTACCTATAGCTACATCTCTTGGTCTTATCTCAGACATTAAACCTTTTAAATTAAATCCCATTATTCTTCCTCGCTTGTTCTAGACATTAGACCTTTAACCACTTCATCATCTTCTATAACTTCTTTTTTTATTTTTGTAGAGCCATTTTTTATTTTTAACAACTCTTGAACTATACTCTTACCTTTTTTTCTAGGTAAATCTATACTTATATCTTCTATTCCACCTGCTTTTGCAATAGACACATACATTCTAGCTACAGTAGGTGCTAATACTAGAGCTAAATCTGGGTTCCACAAACCATTAGTAAATCCACTAAATAAAGTTGTTCTTGTTAAAGACTCTATAGGAACTCCTGTTTTTATCAAAGCTAAAACTCTATTTGTATTAGGTTTTGTGTGTAATCTATTCCATATAAAAGTAGACGCTTCCATAAAATCTGTGTACTTTGGAGGATGTTCCCAAGGGTAGTTACCTGGAGTATCAGTTAATGATTGCCCAGGAATAGGAGCATCAAATGGATTTATTGTTGGTTCTTCATATTTCATACTTTATCCTGTTTTTGATATTGATGCAATTTTTCTAGCTAATTGTTCATACTCGGTAAGCCTATCATCCCAAAAATTTCTATAAGCTATGTAATTAGATACCTCTGGTTGTTGCACTGTAGATGCACCCTCTGGTTTAAACATTCCCATTTCAAACTTATCAAAACTTACTGGGTCAAAGCCACTGTCTACAGGCCCTTGATTATCTCCAGAACCACTAAGATTTTTTCCTAGTATTTGTAATCCTACTTTAAATATTTCACCCCACATATTATCCTCCTGTTGCCATATTACTGCCTACATTAATAAGTATGTCACCAATAACACCACCAACTAATTGATTGAGTTTACTTTTAGATGCTTCATCCATAAACATTAAATTAGTTTCTCTTTCTAATGCCGCCATTGTAATGTTATGATTTCTATTCTCAATGTTTTCTGATGAAGTGTTTGCCCAACTTGCTTCATCTCTCCATTGTTGCCACAGTGCAGACATTGCAAAGTTAGATAACCCTAACAAGTTTGCCGCATCTGTTTGGTTAGCCGCATTAACTGCCGCAGTATTTGCAGTATTGATTTGTCTTCTCCATGCTACATTAGATTGGTCTACTACTCTTTGATTCTCTACATTAAACTTTTGTCTTGAGTCAACTAGTTGTGCATTAAACTGATTGATTGCCGCCTCTCGTTGTGCATCAGCTTCTGCTACTTGTATTTCATTATTAGAATTAAGTGCATTTATTTTATTTGTTTCTGCTACAGAAAATTGATTCATTGCATCTACTCTTTGTGCATTTTGTGTTTGTATCTGTGCTTGTAAATTATCAAAGAACTCATCAGTTTGCTTTTGACTTGTTGCATTAAACTGTAATGATGCATTATCAGCCGCTTGGTCTGAGAGTAATACTTGTTGTCTATTTTGTAGATTAGTTAAACTAGTAGCCTGTCTATTAGATAGGTTAGTCATATCAGTTTGAAAATAAGTTTGGGCATTTTGTATTGCCGCTTGTTGTCTATTATTTAAATTAGCTAATATGATTTGTCTATAGGCTTCTGCATCTGCCGCCGCAATCTGTGTACCTGCTCTTAGTACCCCTTCTGCTATAGCTTCTGCCGCAATACTAGAGGCACCAAGTCCTCTCTTTGCCATTGCCGCTTCTGCTACTCTTTGTGCACCTCTTGCAAATGGAGGTAAAGGATTACCTTGTGCTAATGCATTTTCTACATCAGAAGTAATATTTGCTAGTTGTCCTCTTACTGTAGCGTTAGCAGTTAGCTCTGCTTGTTGTGCTTGTACTAATTCATTTTGATTTACTGCTGTTTGCTCTGCTGTTGTTTGAGCCGCAGTCCCTATGCCTGTAGGTATATACGTTCTAAATGTTTCTTGAAATTGTGTTGGAGAAACTGGAGCCGCAGTCTCTACAGTTGCAGGAGTTATTGTTGGAGCAACAGTTGGTGCAGGTACTCCTGCAGGAGCATCACCTGTTAGTACACCCGGCGTAGTTTGTATTGTTCCAGGAGATACATTTTGTAATTGTAATTGTTGTCCAACACTAGTCCCAGTGGGAAGACCAGGCTGTCTAACTTGAGAGCCTACTTGACCTTGTATAAATTGTGATGGGTCTTGTGTTCCTTGACTTGCAGGGGGTTTAGGTATTACTGAACTTATGCCAGTTTCTGGTTGTGGCATTACATTTATACTAGCTAAATAATTTCTAAATTGTGCTGCAGAGCCTGTGTCTCCAAATTGAACTGTTTGTCCACTTGGTAACGTAATATTTGTTACGGCCATACCACCTGCTACAGGCCTATTAAATTCACTAGCCCTAAAACCCTCCATATACTCTGCAGGTATGTTAGAGTATTGGTCTGCTATTGGATTACCTTGATTATCTACAGCCATACTAATTACCTAATGGGTTACTGTTTGCTAGTTTGATTTCTTCAATCATAACATCTTGTACTTCATTCTCTTTAGATATAATTGCAACATCTGTACTTAGCTGTTCAATGTCTTCTTCTAATTCCCAACCATATTCTTCTAACATTTGAAGCTGTTCAAGAATAGGTTGTAGATTAGCAGGTTCTGGTAGCATAGCTATCTGTTCTCTAATTTTACCTATCTCTTTAAATACTAAAGTTAAATCTGTAGGTTTAATTTGTTCTTCTACTTTTGCAATTCTATCTATTAAATCTACTTTATATTCATTAGCATATAGTAAAGCACTATCTACTTTTATATTAAGCTCTTTATCTTTTTCTTTTAGTGGTGCTAAATTAACTGGAGGTGTAGATTCTATTGCATCTAAGCGTGAGTTGAATTGGCCCCATGTGTAAAAGCCCCCACCAATTGCTCCAATAACACCTAATAATGCGGCGTATGTGCTAAGTTTATCCATTATTTTCATTGTCTTAATGCCTCCAATTCAGCTAGTAGTTTATTTTTTTTAATGTTTATAGTTATAAGTTTTACTCTATGTACTTCTACTGGGTCGTTCTCTGCATAAGAACTTAGTGAAGTACCTACATATATCTCTCCAGAATATGAGGATAAATCTATTTGCATAAATAATCCCATATTGGTGTTTTCATATATATCCTTTGCAGAATAAAATGCAACCTTTTTATACGCATCTAAATNATTTCCTTTAAAAAATAAATCCTCTTTTGTTAAGTTTTGAGTTGTTTCTTTTGTAGTTTTAGCTATTTGTTTTGCTATAGCTTTTAAATTCTTTTTTAATTGTGTCTCTACTTTTGCAACATCTGTAGCAATCCTGTCTTCGGTGTCCAATTCTCTGTCTTCCGATTGTATATCTTCTTGTTCTCCACCTTCTTCTGGTGGTACTTCTGATTCCTCAGTTCCTTTGCTATCGGATTTGTCTTCGTTACTATCTTCTTGTTCTGGCTTTTCATTACTTGCTACTTCTTTTTCTACTGGTTCTGATTCAGTAGTTTCCTCCATTGTTTCTTTTTCATCTTCAATAACCTCTGGTACGCTTTCTTTCTCCGTTGCGACACTTTCCAATGGTTCCCCAAACTCGTCAAAAGATTCCTCAGTAAGTTCTTCATTGAACTCCTCCTCAGTTATCTCTTCAAAAAACTCTTCGGCTGTTATACCTTCTTCTTCAAGAAACTCCATGAACTCTTCTTCCATACCAGTCTCTTCTAAAAAATCTGTAAAGTCTTCTTCAAACTCCTCTGTAAATACTTCCTCCGTCATCATTGGCGGTGGCTCCATTACATATCCATCTTCAAAAAATACCTCTTCCATTGTAGGCATTTCTTCAAAATCCATTTCTGGTAACTCTTCAAAGTCTTCCAACATAGGAGGTGGTTCAAAGGATGCTATATCCAACTCTTCCATTTCAAATTCTTCAAAGTACATATCTTCTTCCATAGTGTACTCGTCTTCAAAATAGAAATCATCTCCCACTGTGTATTCATCAAATACTATCTCATCACTATCCCAATCAAAATCATCTGGAATATCATCAATAATATCTATTATGTCTTCACTAATATCATCTATAATTTCTTGTGTATCTTCATCAATAGGAGGTATAGAAGTGTAAGTAATATTTAATTGAACATTATCTACATCTGGCCCACGATGAGAATTATCATAAGCTGTGCCTGCAGTTTCATTAAATAGCTCTGCTCTGATTGTAAAATCTGTTTGTGTATTTGAGCCTTGAATGTATTCATTTGTATAATTTGTAAATGTGCCAACCCCTGTAGTGCTATCAGTTATCTCTCTAACTTGTGTAGACACTGAACCATCAGCTCCTGTAACAGTTTGTTTTAAGGTAAGTGTGTTTTCAATATTGTTCCAAAACCATACATCTGCTCCCAAAGTAGAAGTAAAACCTTGATTAATTTCTGGCTGTGTTAAATGTCCATCACCAACTAAATCTACATCTTGATATACATTGTCTTCTTCATGCCCTTCAAATGCTAATACACCACCACTATCATCCATGCCTGTTTGATATGGAAACCCATTCCAAGCACCATGAGTATGAATACCATCGTCACCACTTGTTGACCAACCAGTTGTAGTTGTAGTGTTACCTGTTCCAAAAGTAGAGTTATTTAATATGTTTCCTGTTGTTAAAGTTTCTCCAAAAGATTTATTCCATGCAAATAAAAACCCACATGTAATTAGTACGGGCAGTATGTATTTCATTCGCCGTGTACGTTAATAATTCTCTGCTTATTTGTTTTTAAATCTGTTTCAATAATATCATCTACAATTTTATTTAATTCTTCTTGTGCTTTTAGTGTTTCTAGTTTGGCTTTTTCTTCTGCTAGTTTTTTAGCTAGTGCTTCTTGTTCTGCTTGTAATCTTATGGCCTCTAGTCTAGCTTCTTCTTTTGCTATCTCTGCATCTATTCTAGCTATAACTTCTGCTTTAACTAAAAACTCGTCATAGTCTGGTCTAAGTTCTGGGTATTTATCCCACATAGCTTGAGCTTCTGCTCCTATTTTACCATCCCAGGGACAAGGAGTTCCTGCAGATTTCATGGCCATATACACTCGTTCATCTTGACACAAGAGGCTGACCGCCGCAATTTTCATATTAAAATCAAAAAGTACTTTACTGAGCTTAATACGCTCACAGTTTAAGTCCCTTACATGTTTGCCACCAGATAACCCAAAACCCATGGTAGAAACACCACCACTAACACCAGTGCTACATACATCTTGAGACATCGCAGAAAACGATGGGGCGTTAGCTGTATTGACGGGTACGTCTGACCCATTGGTAGTGCTGTTATTTGTTGTTGTATTTGTTGTTGTGTTTGTTTGTCCATCGTTATTGTTTGTTGTTGTTGCTGTATAGCCACCTGTTATTTGAGTGTTACTTCCAGAAGAATTTGTTTGTGCATTGTTATCATTTGTTGAATCTCCATACACTGGTATACTTAATAATAATATAAAACTTAATAATACAGCTAATAAAATATTATCTTTTATCATCCTTTTCCTTGCCCTCTGGTTCTAGTGTGTAATCGTCTTTTACTTTTATTTTTAGGTCTACTTCTTGATGAGTTACCTATTGAAGTTCTTTTCTTTACTGGTGTAAAGTATGTGTTATCTTGTTTTATAGCCATTATCTCGCTGTTGTTGGTACACCCTCTGATGATACAAATGGGCTTTCTGCAAATGCCATGTAGATGTATGTTCCACCATCTGCATTATTTTGAGTTGAGTTTCTTCTAATTTTAAAACCATTAGATAAAGCATCCATCCAATCATAATCTTGGTCAGCCTCAGTACCATCAGCTAGTAGTTGTGTGTCCATAACATTAAAAGTATCTCTTTTATTATCTAGAATATTCCAAGATGAAGTATTATCTGTTCTTTTCATCATAATCCAAGCTGGTTTAAAGCCTGTATAAACAAATGGCCCATCTGCATTACCATTACCTGTGTAGCTACCAAATTTACTGTAGCCTTGTATTTCTGTAAAACAAT